CAGGCTTGGTAGACCGCCTTATGCCTCACGGCATAAGGAAGAGATCAGGTATTGATCTAAATGGGTTAACAACCTAACTACACTTTTCAGAATGATTCTCAATCATTCAGTTGTGTAGGTTTAACAATACTACGGTTTCTCACGGCTCTAAGTTCATTCAAAGTACTAAGATGGTTCATCTCCAAAGAGATAACCCAACTTATTACAGATTCTGAATCAGTACCCGACCACGAACCGTAAAACAGTTCGTCGACAGGTTTTGATATCAAAGTCAATGACTTAGCAAAAAGTTTATCCATATTAGCGACAGCAACCCGAGGATTACGCCTGAAGGCAGTTAGAACATCGAAATCGATGTAAACTATCCGCTCCAGGGCATCCGCAAGGTTAAAGTCGCCTTTATCAAGATAAGCTTTTAACTCTGCTCTAACATTTCCCAAATGCGTATAAACCGCATGAAAGAAAGGTTGGTAATAAAGATCATTAATGTCTTCAATAAGAAGAGAAGAAGTACAATACTCCTTCATTCTATTGAATAGATTAATAATCCTATTATTAGCAGAGAAAGCCAAATTTACTAGTCCTTTTGAAAGGACCCCTTTTAACACAAGGGGCATATCCTTTTCACCAGGAATTACAAATTGCTCATTTTCTACTGTTGCATATGCGAGAAACTGACGTTTCTCCTCATATGAACATAGTCCATGAGAAATTCGTAACATAGTATTAAATCGCGACAAAGTTCTTCGCAAAAGTCTATAAGGAAATTTAAAAGTTTTTCAACTTTTAGATTTTCGAATATACTTTCGCATATGAAGATCTTTGTACAAATTCAATACCAAACTTGGCAATGAACCTTTATACAAATATAGGTTATTGTGCCTAACACAATAGTCATATAAAATAGTTAAAACTATTTTTGGATTATTGACGTTAGCCATTAACCCGTGTAAAGGAACACCTGTAAGCTCCTGACGACCTCTTATTCATCTCTTAGCAAACTCATATGTGTCCTTCGACACATGCGTTTTCGCAACAGAGATGTCAACCCCAAGTCTTGCCATAATAGTTCTATACTTTGCGGCGACTCGATCATCACGTATGACGATGTCATCACCTAAAAGTATATAATTATTAAACCGCTCGAATCCGCATAGATATGCAGATCAAGCGACAGTAAGATGATGGGTAAGAGCGAACGCTGCTCAGGAAGAATGGGCTCCCATCGGCTGTCCAACAGAGTATTTTACATACTCCGTTGTGTCACCCGGAAGCTCAAACTCCCTGTCAACAAGAAGGTGCCACCAGTTACTAGCGAGATCATCGTTCTGAAAAAGGTATTTCAGAAGTTTGGCCTCAAGAGCAATAGGGAAACGATCTGTTGCTGCAGTCAAGTCTAAGGAATGGAATGAATCCTCACCCTCCCATTGGTGAAATGGGTCCTGAGTAAAGGTACGATCAGTTTTAAGCAACTTCAGATTTCTGAAGAGCTCTAAACCGATTTTTCTTAATAGGAATTGAGAGAAATAGTCAACAGTGGCTATTACCCTCTTCTTCCCCTCAGGAGCATCAACAACAGCAAGCTTACCAATACGGAGACTCTTAAGTCCCCGTTCTCGGTTAAGGTCCTTCGGTAACTTATCATAGTTATTGAAGGCTCACGTGTAGAACTTATTAAATAGATCGTTCAGTAAAACTGAATAATTTATATAAGTAAGTCCATAGCGTGACTTGCAGTTCATGATGTTTAGGAAAGTCTGCAATGTGCCATATGAACAGTGAATTAACGCTGTCCATAGCGACATAAGTGCAGGACCAGTAGGCGAAGATTTCATACTCACATAAAAGTCATTAAGACCATAATGTGGCGTATAAGCTCTAAGCTTGTTATCCTTCAACCACTTAAGTATAAACCATTTTGGAATGGTGTATACCTTCCCTTTATAAGGGTCGGTGATTGATGAATAACTGACTGGTCATTCTTCTCCTTTCTTAGGAGTAATACATTTTGATACATTTAGTAATGTTAAACAAAATTTAACATCAGCTAAACGACCAGAATCTATGTACTTCTTGAGAAAAATAAAGCGTGTGGGAAAACCACGAATTAATGAAACCCGCTTATCATTAACAAGTAATGGTCTTCCGACCATATATCTTGTAATATGTAAGCGAACTTGCTTCATATATGTAATAGTTCATAAAGAACCGTTACATTTTAACATATGAAACAAGAGTTTCAAAAACCGTTTAGTATTGCTATGGTTATTAAGCCCAAATAGAAAAATACCTAATCTTATAGTTATTTTTCATATTTGACTTTTAATCATAGTAATATTATAATAAGGTTTGGTTCGTACGTGACTACCATACGTCTTTGTTATAGACTAAAGACTGTCTGCATCAGTAGCGAGTTACATACCGTACAAGGTGAAACGGCATTCACAATGTCGGATTCTCACCAGCGGGCTTGTGGCCCAACTGCATGAGACCTTTTGTCGCATGTAACGGCCCGAGTTGTAGCTTACTAAACTCGTTACCTATAGCCCAAAATAGGACTTTTGGTGACCTCCTTAGCAAAAATTCCCTCTTACGAGGGGTACTAAGGTGCTGAATAGTGTTTCCACTGCCAGCTTGGTGGGGCTTCCTTTTCGAAGGGAGCTGAGCATGTTTTACATGCCTACATAGGCCCAAAGGCC